AAGAAACCGCCAAAGACGTCACCGCGTCTGAACGAGGTCGTGCGCTTGGTCGCCATGCTCGGCGGCTTCCTGGCGCGCAAAGGCGACGGCGAACCCGGAGTCAAGACCATCTGGCAAGGCCTGCAGCGAGTGGTGGATTTCGCCGCCGGCCTCAAGTACGCCCGAGAACTGGGCGACTGAATTGTGTGTAATCAAATGGGTATTCCCCTCCAACGGAAAGGTTGCGATTGGCGTCAAAATAGCCGCGAAAGTTCCAGGACGATTTTTGGATGTAAGCGGTTGGGTTTATATGACCTCAAAGCCGCTTGTCGTTAACAGTGGAACAGCCATAGAACTTAGCGAAATAAAATACTCGACAATAATAGATAGCAAAATCTGGAATGCCATTGTTGCCACCTTTGACAAAATGATTCTTTCTGAGTTAAACAAAAATTCCTTGATTGATCTGAGCCCGACGATTTCAAAAGCCAGCAATGATATTTCCGCAAAGATAAATACCACCAAGAGTCAAGGAGTCAGCATCAAGGCAGATAATCCAACGGCAAAAATTATCGACGTGGCTGTCGATTCTGTAGCGTTAGTCTCCACAGTCTCAGCCGATATGAAATTTCAACTCCTTATAACGGACGATATCGCCCTAGCATCCAAATGAGCCGTACGGAAGGACGCGTCTGAGCGACCATTTCGGGTCGGCCACTCCCGATCGCGCCGGACAACTTCCGGGGGCGATTGAGACTTTCGTCCATGCTCCGGAACGCCAAGAGCCCGCGCCACCCTCAAATGAGAATTATCCGCAGGAAAACTCTGACTCTCATCATGGAACGCGCCATCAGCGCCGGCTACCTTGAACCTCTTTCATTGGTTCGCTTGGGATATGGCACGGAGCTTCGTCTGTGGGAGAGGAAAGGAAGGAATATCGGCAGCGCATGGGCGACGGCGACGGCAACGTACAGATCGGGACGTTGGTCATCCATCAATGCACGCGCGGGACACCGCTTCCAGGTGTCCCGCCATCGACGCACTATCACGACGCGATGTCGCTTGAGGAACGCAAGGACCTGACGGACCTCGTGCTCGAAATCGAGATGGCCGAGGATGACTTGGTCGACGCTGCCACCGTCTGGCGGGCACTGACCTGGCACCTCAACGGCCGCGGCTTGGCCGACCTTGATTGCGAAGAGACGCTGACCCACACGCAATACTGGAGCGCCCGGACGTATCTTGTGAGCTGGCTGGCTTGCCGGCGAGGCGAGCCCCTTCCCCGCACTGCGACGATGAGGCAAATCCTGAGGATGTGGGAAATCTGCCCGGGCGTGAAAGCGTCCACGCAGAACCTATGCCGATCGCGCTTCAGATCCGCCGATCTGAACGCGTTGAGCGATCTGCAGTTGCGTGCCGCTCTGTGGATCACGCTGGCGGATTGGCAAGCCTATTGGCTGGGGCGGCAAGGCCCCTGACCTGTGGCACGTTCGCGGCGAGATTCAGCCGGGCTTCTTCTTTCGGGGCGCAGCGGCTTCGCCGGAGCATCCGATGTCACCAGCTGACCGTGGCCGATCTGGACGTTGTGCGAGCCGGCGCCGATCTTCTGGACAACCTTGTGTACGCCGGTCACCTCTGGCTCAGGAACTGGCGACGCCGCGGCTTCCTCTCGCGCAGCTGTCGTGTCGCATAGCGTGACAAACAGCTTCTCGAACTTCTCCACCGTTAGGTCCCCCCCAGTGCCTGGGCTGCCTTGTATGCCTGCCCAGCTGCAATGCGAGCGGCGTCAAGCGAGACAGCATTCTGAACGCGGCTCCATCCAGTCAGCACGTAGCTATGTCGACGCCCATATTTGCGATGGCGTTCCAGTAGCCCATATCGGGGGAGCTTTCCCCCTTCTCATAACGGCTCTGCGCCGTGTTAGCAACGCCAACACGCTTTCCAAACTCCGCCTGCGTGAAGCCCAAGCGCTGACGTTCCTCCCTCAGTCGCTCGCCAAACTCCTGAATTTTGATATTTCTCAATTGCAATTCCTATTTCTCAGGAATACACTTCGCATCACACCTAACGAAACTCAATCATATCGTATGCCTACTAAGCCTCCTGCCCTGCGCGCACCCCGCCAGCCGGACACAGTGCCCGTGGCCATTCGACTGACGCCGACCGAGGTCGCCAAAGCCGACCGGTACGGAGCCGCGGAATTCCGGTCCCGCGCTGCGTTCGCCCGCCTGATGTTCTTGCGCGGCATGGCGGCATACGAACGTGAATGCGCGCTGGAGGTCGGTGATCCTCAGTGTGGCGCCAGTGCCTCGCATAGGCACGCAGATGCGCTTGCGGGGTGATGCGATGCGGAGACCCGTTCGTATTGAACAAACGCTGCGCGAAGCCCTCACCGGCGCTGGACGCATTGACGTGCAGCGCGCCGTCGGTTGGGATGACTCGAATGTCAGCCGCTTCCTGAGCGGCAACCAGGGCGTCGTCATCGAAAAGCTCGACGCCTGGTGGCCTCAGTGGGCTATGTCCTGATCACGCGCAAGTACCTCGACGCCGTGGCCACGCTCGGCGAAGTCGGCATGCATTGCGAATGCGCCAGACAGGGTCTGGGCGAATGCGGAGGAAGCTGCTGATGAAAATGATCTGCCCTCACTGCGAGACACGGCTGCACATCCGTACCAGCCGCCCCGTGTCGCTGCTTTCCCGCGAGCTGTATGTGCAATGCCCGAACGTTGAGTGCGCGTACACGTGCAAGATGCTGCTCTCCCCGGTACACACCATCGCGCCCAGCATGAAGCCGAACCCGAAGGCCTACTTGCCGCTGGGGAAGCCTCGCCCAGGGCCACGCGACGAGCGGCAGCTGGATCTGCTGCCGACCTAGCGGCCTAACTTCCCTCTTCCGTTTGATTGTCCTGTTCATGCCCATTTCGGGCGTGAGGGGCGCCTTTTGCCTACTACTATGCCAATCCTCTCTGAAACCGCTCTCCTCACCTTCGAGAACAACGACTTCGATGTCGTCGACATCCACAACGTGCCCTGGCTAAGGGGTCCCCAGATCGGGGACGCTTGGGCTACGAAAAAGGTCGAATTTCCATTCACAAGCTCTACGACGCCAACGTCGACGAGTTCACCGCCGAGATGACCCAGCTTGTCGAGCTGGACACCGCCGGCGGGCGCCAGCAGGTTCGCATCTTCAGTCCCCGCGGCTGCTATCTCCTCGGCATGCTGGCCCGCACAGAACGCGCCAAGGCCTTTCGCTGCTGGGTTCTCGACGTGCTCGAAGGCCGGCAGCCGCCACGCAAGGTGGCCACGCTGACCGTGCCGCAACACCTGGCCGCCCTGCGCTACCGGGGCACGCTGGTCAAGGAACTCGCGGTCATCCGTTCGCCTGGCGTTGCAGCCGAGTTGTACGCGAACCTGCGGCACGTATCCCGGCTGCTGGGCATGTCCCTGACAGACCTGGCGGCGCTCGCACCGAGCCTGCAGCAGCAACGCCTGGACGGCGTGGCCTGATCCCGTCCGGAGCTGAAGCGCATGAATCCATCTCTCCACAGCGAAGTCACCGGCCGTCTGCTGCGCGACTACGCGTTCAAGCAGAAGCGCGGCGGCGAGAAGCTGGAGGAAGGGCAATGCCCGCCTGCGGCAAGAAGACGCTGTGGGCCTTCGGCGATGCGCCGTGGGTGGCGCGCTGCAATCGCCTGAACCACTGCGGCGCCGAGCTGCACATCAAAGACCTGTACCCCGACCTGTTCGAGAGCTGGAGCGACCGCTTCAAGGCCACGCCCGCGGATCCGAAGGCTGCCGCCGATGCATACATGCGCGACGGCCGCGGCTTCGACCTGGACAAGGTCCGCACCTGGTACACCCAGGAGAGTTTCTACAGCCACGAGCTCAAGATCGGCAGCGCCACCGTGCGCTTTGCGCTGGGCGCCGGTCTCTACTGGGAACGCATCATCGACCAGGCGCATCGCTTCGGCGATCGCAAGGCGACCTTTCACGGCAGCTACAGCGGCATGTGGTGGCAGCCGCCGGGCTTGAACGCCGCCGGCGCGGACGAGCTGTGGATCGCCGAGGGGATCTTTGACGCCATCGCGCTGTGGCACCACGGCATCCCTGCCGTGGCGGCCTTGTCATGCAACAACTACCCCGCGAACGCGCTGGCCGGGCTTGCCGAACAGCTCGCCGCCGCCGGCAAGGCACGGCCGCGGCTGATATGGGCCCTGGACGCTGACCGGGCCGGCCAGCGCTATGGCAGGCAGTGGCTGAAGCGAAGCCGGGATGAAGGCTGGGAAGCCTCAGCCGGGATTCCCCGGCAGGCCGGCCCCAAGAAGCGCGACTGGAATGACCTCCACCAGCTCGGAAAGCTGGGCGCCCAGGACCTGGAGGATTACCGCTACCTGGGCGACCTGATGGCCGCGCCCAGCGCAGCGGAGAAGGCGCGGCTGATCTACGGCCGCACCAGCATGAGCCAGTTTGCGTTCGACTTCGACAGCCGGCTCTATTGGTTCAAGGTGGACCTGGACGCCCTCACCCGTGAAATGGACGCCGTGCGCAGCGCGCACCACGACATGACAGAAGCGGAGATCCGCGACGAGGCCATGCTCAAGGCCGGCGTGGTGACCAACATCGCCACCTGTCTGCCGACCGTCCTGTACTACCAGGCCAGCCCCGCAACGGATGAGGCTGGTACTACTTCCGCGTCGCGTTCCAGCACGATTCCCAGCCGGTGAAGAACACCTTCACCAGCTCGCAGGTCGCCTCGGCAACCGAATTCAAGAAACGTCTTCTCGCCGTCGCACCAGGCGCTTTCTACACAGGCTCGAACGCTCAACTGGACGCCTACCTCAAGGAGCAGATGCATCGCATCAAGAGCGTCCAGACCATCGATTTCGTTGGCTACACCAAGGATCATGGTTGCTACGTCTATGCCGACGTGGCTGTCAAAGACGGCAAGGTGTACGAGCTCAATGACGAGGACTTCTTCGATGTCGGCCGACTGTCCGTCAAGACCATTGGCGGATCTGCGGGCCTGTCGCTGAACCGGGACATGAAGGCCTTCCGGCACGACTGGCTCGAGCTTCTGTGGCGCGCCTTTGGCGCCAAGGCCATCGTGCACTCGCCTTCTGGCTGGGCAGCCTGTTTGCCGAGCAGATCCGCGAGGGCAAGAACATCCAGCAGAAGAGCTTCCCCTTCCTTGAGGTGGTCGGCGAGCCTGGCGCCGGCAAGTCAACGCTGATCGAGTTCCTGTGGAAGCTGTGTGGTCGCCGAGACTACGAAGGGTTCGACCCGTCCAAGTCCTCCCTGGCGGCCCGTGCACGCAACTTCGCCCAGGTATCCAATCTGCCGGTGGTGCTGATCGAGGGCGACCGCGGCGAGGACGGCGCCAAGGTGAAGGGCTTCGACTGGAACGAGTTGAAGACCGCCTATAACGGCCGCAGCACCCGGGCGCGCGGCGTGAAGAACGCTGGCAACGAAACGTACGAGCCGCCCTTCCGCGGCACGGTGGTCATCAGCCAGAACGCCGAAGTCAATGCCAGCGAGGCCGTGCTGCAGCGGATCGTCCATCTCTACTTCGACCGCGCGGGCCAGAGCCCCGACACCTTTGCCGCGGCGCGCGCTCTGGAACAGATGCCGGTCGAGGACGTGTCCGGTTTCCTGTTGGCCACCGTTCTCAAGGAGCGGCAGATCCTGGAGCGCTATGCCGAGCGCATGCCGCACTACCAGGAACTGCTGTCGCGGAATCCGGACATCAAGCACCAGCGCCTGGTGAAGAACCATGCCCAGGTCATGGCCCTGGTCGACTGCCTGCCGACCGTCCTGCCGATGCCTACGGAGTATCGCGATGCCGCGCAGCGCCAGCTGGTCAAGATGGCCGTGGAGCGCCAGCAGGCCATCGGGGCAGACCATCCGCTGGTCCAGGAATTCTGGGAGCTGTACGAACACATCGAATCCGCAGACGACGACCACGCGTTGCTGAACCACGCCCGCGGCGACAGCATCATCGCCATCAGCCTGCGGCACTTCGAACAGGTGGCCAACGACCGCCGCCTCAACCTTCCCCCTCTGACCGATCTCAAGCGCGTGCTGCGTACCTCGCGGCACCGCAAGTTCATCGATCTCCGGGTCGTCAAGAGCGCGATCAACGCGCGTCACACGCCGAGTATCCCCACGCCCCGCGCCGGCCGGACACGGTCAAGTGCTGGGTGTTTGAGGGGCAGTCGGTCAATCAAGGAGCTTGAGTATGTCGAACATCAAAACCAGCATCTGCTCGGTGGATGCGCTCGAAGTTGGCCCTGTGAAGTTCCAGGACCTGCCGGCTTTTGGCTCGCTTCCACGCCGTACGTTTGCCACGCAGACTCTGGAGATCGCCCTCGAAAATGGTGGCTACCTCGAACTCATGATCCACCTGAGAGAGGGTTGCAACAGTCTGCAGGCGGGAGAGCCTGTCGTGATGCCTCGGGATCTTGCCGGGGAGAACGTCGAATGAGCACGTTCCTGGTCTCCATCGTCTCCCACGCGGGCGTGCGCGTGCAGTTCGCTGCAATCGCCCGCTGCGGCCTGGACGCGCAACTCCAGGCTCTCGAGTGGCTGACCGAGCCGCCCCGCTTCTGCCGCGCTCGCGCGATCGGGAGGGCTGCCTGATGTACGCACTGGTCAATCTGTGGATGATCGCCACGGCGATGGCGTCCATCTACCTGTTCAACGCCGGCCCGGCACGCGCGCGCTGGGGCGCGCTCTTTGGACTGCTGGGCCAGCCGGCCTGGCTGTACGTGACGGCCGCCACCGATGCGCCGGGGATGTTCTGGGTGAGCGTGTTCTTCACAGCTTGCTATGGGCGCGGCGTGTGGGATGGGTTCGTTCGGCGAGGGGGACGACATGGTTAAGCCAGGCGTCACGGAGGACGAGCTGCGGCGGACTCATCGGCTCATGCGCATCGCTACGCCGTTTGAGGGGATGTCGGAGCTGTTGCGTGCCGCGCTGGCCGCCGCGGCTCGCGCGATGCTCAGTCGGGACAGGCAGCGGTCGGCGCGTCGGGCGGCTGCCGGCCGCCCGGACATGAAGCGGCGCGCCGGCGGGGACTTTGTGGACTGATTCGGGTATTGGGGACTCAATATGCCAAGACGCCGCTCAGGAAAGCAGGCTGTGGCTGATGCGCCGTTGGTTCAGCCATCCCCTCGTTCGAACCAGTCGCCGCCCCTAAATCATCACAGGGCCTTCCCGGCGCCTGCGAATGGAGAGGTACATGAGGCGAAGCCAACGAGGCCGATCGCCAGGCCAACTGCGACGCCTGCAACGCAGCTCGCTGCGTCGCAGAATGTGGGGTTCTCAATGTTGGCCATCTTCTTCTCCTTTGGAGATCAACACATGAGGCAGCTTGAATCAAAGTATGGACGACCGAAAGGATTGCCCCAAGAAGCAGTATGTATGATGGGCACATCCCGTAGAAATTGGGTGAATTAATGGAACCGCTGACCTTGACCAAGGAAGAGATTGTTGCGGCGACCGGCTACCGCCGCGCAGCAGAGCAGCTCACCGCCCTGATCCGGGCCGGGATACCTGCAGACCGGCGCCCCGACGGCAGCGTGCGGGTATGGCGCCATCACCTGGTAGGCATTGGCGCAGTAAAGCAGAAGGCGCCGCGTGCGCGGCCCGAGCTGGCGTCTGACAGGAAGGCAGCATGATCGGGCGCCGCAAGAAAGCCTCCCCTCTTCCCTCTCGCGTCTATGAGAAGAACGGCGCCTGGTACTTCGTCGACATCCGGCGGAAATGGCACAGGCTCTGCCGGGTCAGTGACGGGCTGACCGCGCTCTATACCGCGCTGGCCACCATCAACCGCGACCTGGACGAGCGCCAGACGAACACCATGCCGGCATTGATTGATGCCTGGCTGCTCGCCAAGCTCGCCTCCTATGCGCCCAAGACGCAGGAGGAATACCGGCGCATGGCGACTTTTATCCGTTCGGAATTTGATGACCAGTGGCTCGTCGAAGAGGTGGAACCCAAGGACATCGCCCGCTTCCTGGACAAGCACTTTGAAGCGAAGCCGAATGCCAGCAATAAGTATCGGGCACTGCTCTCGGTAATGTTCACTTATGCCGTCCGCAAAGGCCTGCGGAACGCGAACCCTGTTACGGAGGTGGCTGGGGCGACGGAAAGGAAGCGCGATCGGTACATCACGGATGCCGAGCTGGAGGCGGTGCGAGCCGCGGCGCTACTCGGCAACGACGGCAAGCCCACACTGTCCGGTCGACCCATCGTGGCGCTGATCGACCTGGCCTACCAGACCGCGCAGCGTATCGGCGACCTGCTCGCGCTGAACTGGGCGGACGTGAGTGATGAAGGGGTCATGTTTCACCCAGCAAAGACGGTGAACAGCTCGGGGGTGCGGATGCTGGTAGAGATGACGCCGGACCTTCAGGCGACACTGGATATGGCTAAGGAGGGAAAGGTAAAGGCCATCGGTCCAGTGATCTGCACGCAGAGCGGCGGACGATTCACCTATAGCGGTGCGCAGACGGCGTGGAAGCGCGCGGGCCTGCGCGCGCGACAACGGTACGAAAAGGAATGCGCTGAGACCGGATCAGCGCCAGATGCGCGTCACCTGGTCGGACTGCACTTCCACGACCTGCGGGCAAAAGCGTTGACGGATAAGCGGAGGCAGGAAGGGGCTGCGGCAGCCCAGGCGCTGGCTGGGCACACCACGGCTGAGATGACGGCCCACTATACGAAAGCTAGGCAGGTGGAGCGAGTCCGACCGGTATCGGTCCGCAGGCAGCCCCATTGAAATTGGCGAGCACTTAATCAATGCCGGCTGCAGTCTTCCTGGTGCTTCGCTTCTCGTGGCAGCCTTGGCAGTGGTTTGCGCATTCACCGAAAGATCTGCCATTGCTTCCGGTGCGATGGGAGTCCGCCCTTCTTGCAACGAACGCTTGATGGCAGGCTTCGCGACCTCGGCAAACAAATCCCAAGTTTATTGACGCCCCAAATCACGACACCGCTGGCCGCGGTCACAACAACCCCAAGTACGACCATCCCGCCGACGATTTTGTGCCTGAGATCCGAAAGCTCGCTAACTTTGGTCTTGGTAGAGTCAACCGTCTGTTGCATCTGCTTGACGCTGACATTCAGTTCGGTAACCGCAGCCTTGAGGTCAAAGATGGCTTGGAGCGTAAAACTGTGATCAGTTTGCCCAAACCCAAGCGAAGGAGGGGTAGTGACGACATCCGGCGCAGGAGCATCTCGGCTTTCGTCTGCAACAGCCCGTTTGTGAGTCGCCATGCTACTTTTCCAAGTTTGCGGAAAGCCATTCCCAAGCACTAGTCGGCAAACGACCGTTGTAACCACCAACTCTAAGTATCAAGCCTGTCCCGACGCTACCGTCCTTAATACCTAGCTTCTCGGAGAGGCTGGCCGACGTACCTTCGAAATTCACAAAGAACTTGTCGTCGGCGATTCGGTACCGCTTTTCTTCTGGCGCCACCTCTTCGACTTTTGCCCACAGTGCCTGAGGATTCTTGACGCCTGCAACGAAGTACACAGTCAT